TCTATTTGCTGCATTGCCATTGCTATCATGAACATGTAATGATTCAACAGATAGTTGCCCTGTTATACTGGCATCTCCGCTAACTTGAAGAGTAGCCTGAGGAGTGTTTGTATTAACCCCAAGCTTGCCTGCGTGCATACCAATCCAGCTATTACCTCCAGCCGCCGCACCCAAGCCAATGTTACTATTATTAGCCTTATCCCAAACATAAATTGCGCCATCACCATCACCATCTTGATAAACCCCAAATAGCTTGTTCGCATCTGAAGACCTTAGTACTTCTAACGCATATTTGGAATTGCCTGGTGATTTAGTCTTTAATTGTCCTGTTATACTCGCATCGCCACTGACAACAAGCGTTGCCTGCGGAGCAACATGTTGCGTACCATCAGATACGATTTGCACTTGATTAGTTGCGGCATAAATACCCACAGCTCTGTCTGTTCCTTTACCAAGGTAACCTCTGGTACCGCCATCCCATGACAAACGAAATCTTTCTACTCCCCATGTATCTCCAGCGTTCTCACCAATACCCGCGCCTTGATAAAAAGCAAAGTGCCCACCAAAACCAGCAGCGGCTCCATATTTTGCTCTACTAGCGCCAAACCTTGCAACTTCTACGTCTGAATCATCACTTCCATTATTAAATCCTTTATGAACCGCAAAAGCTGGATTTGTATCAGTAATACTATCTGGCCAATGAACACCGCCCCCAGCCGCGCTAGAAGCAGGCATTACTACTTTTAGTGCAGACGAGTCAACATCATTTCCACTAATTCCAATCCCAAAATGCCCTCCTGTTATAAACGATGGACCATCGCCATGTATTGCAAATGTTTGAGTTCCAGCTTTATATCCTCTTACTAAGCAATCATCAGCACTTTGTCTTACGTTAAAAAGCGCGCTACCATCATCAGTATTAAGAGCAAGCACATTTTCATTATTAGAATGCGACTGGACTGTTATGGTTGCATCGACATCAGTATTAAGAGCAAATTTATCTGTTCCATCTCCAACGCGCAAATCTCCTGTTATACTAGCATCACCACTTACAACAAGAGCAGCACCTTTGGCGTCCAAAGGATCGCAGTTAATTCCTACGGTAGAAGTCCCAGCATCTACTTCAAGAACGTAGTCTATGCCGTTTACCGCGCTACCAACCAAGAAGTTGACATCCGCGTTATCATCTAGTCCCCCGATAGCGACATAATCCGTGCCAGCTTCTCGAATGTCTATCATTTCCACACTCCCAGCATAATGACGCATTCTGTCGTCTCCCCAGACTATTCTTGTGTCACTATCACCTAAGTGGCGCAAATTGTCAGCAACATGTATGTCTGTCGCAACACTAAGGTCTCCTGTTATACTAGCATCTCCATTGACTGCTAATTTTGATCCAGCAAACCCACCAGTTATACCTATGCCAACACCTCCTTCATGCCGTGACAACGACAAAAGTTGGTTCCATCCACCCATGTAAGCATCAAAAGCGACATAACCTCCTCCTAGTCCTTGACGAACAACGAAATTTCCATCGCCCAAATGAGCCATAACGTTAGACCCGCCACCAACACTGTCTGATTGTCCTACTCCTCCGTAGCCAAGACGAGCTGTTTGCTTGACGCGCAAATCTCCTGTTATTTGAGTTGCGGCAGAATCTATTATCGCCTTGATTGCATATCCATCCACTTTAAACTCCATGTGGTTTTTGGCATGGTCGTATTCTACTCCTCCGTCCACCACGCCCGCGCCAGCAAATGCATAATAACTTGACGTCTCAGTTGCAACACTATCAAGAATCATCCTTGCGCCGCCGCCTTCAGTCTTTAATCGAATATAGGTGTTGCTACTACCGAGGATATCCAGGGGATAATTTGTTGCTGGCGCAACTCCTATGCCAACACTTCCAGCTGTTCTTAGCTCTCCTGTTATACTAGCATCACCATCAACAGTTAATTTTGCCGTGGGTACAGCTGAGGCTGAGGCAGAAATACCTACGGCCAAGTTTCCATTATAGCTTAGATAAGAGTCACCGCCACCGTTCAACTTTGTGGTAGCTACATTATTAGCATATAATTCAAAAACGCCATCGTCAGAGCTATCTCTAACTCTAGCAATAATGTCATCACTGTCTTGATCAATAAAATATGCATCACCTTTAACCTGTAACGCTGCGTTTTGGGTATTTGCAGTAGTCCCAATGCCAACTTTCCCAAAATATCCGCTTAACCCAGAAACATAATCAGTTGTAGTAATCTCTCCAACCGACGTTAATGTATCAGTTGTTGTATCACCCAAAGTAAAACTACCACTAACATTTAAATTACCAGTAATTGTAGCATCGCCAGAAACATATAAATCACCGTTTCTTACATAAGTACCGTTTTCAAAAAATAAATTTAAACTATGTTTTTCTACACTGTTTTTGCTTTGAACGCCAAGCACTTCGGTAGGCTCTGTACCATCAGCAAATACCATTGCTCCATCATGATTAGAATATGCATAAGCGCCAAGTGCTACTCCGTAAGATCCATCTCCGCTTGATTTATAGCCACCAACAATAGCATAAGTTGCTTCTGCTTGATTGTATTTTCCCCCTAAGATGACCGTACCTTCAGTATTGTCGCCAGTAATTAAATTCTCTCTGCCACCAATAATAACATTACCAAAAGCTTTAGCCGCATTACCTCCTTCGGCCATTATATTACCATCACCACCCCCAATAAATCCGTAACGAGAATAAAGCTCATTATTTCTACCACCAACAATAGCAGAATTTATAACTTCAAATTCGGCTTGTCTGCTTGCATTAGCAGTATTTATTCCTACTCCAAAAACTCCAGATCCTCTTGTGAGATTAATTCCAATTGTGTTAGAATTGCCACCCCCAATGAAACTGTTATCGCCAGATATTATGTTATCTATACCGCCACCAATTACTGATTGCTCGTAAGATACATTATCTTCTTGGCCTTCCTCAAATACTTCTGGCTGATCAGTTAAGTTAAAAATACTATTACGACGTCCACCTAACAAAGCATGCCCGTCACCAGAAATTATGTTTTCTTCACCGCCAACTAATACGTTTTTAAATCCGCTTATTACGTTTAGTCGACCACCACCCATAAACGAAGCTTCCGCGGGTGGGCCTTCTGCTCCCATTAATCTATTACCAGATCCACCAACAAGTGCAGACATTTCGCCAGTTACGCTATTGTCCATACCTCCAACCAAAACAACACCAGTACCAACTGCAGTAATATTTTTACCACCAACAGTTGTAACAAATGGGCCAGAGCTTGTTATTGTACCTGTACCACCAAGTTCAAGATTAGTATTTGTTGGATTAAAACTAAAATGACTTTTTGCGCCAGAAGCTGTAAATGTTTGAGTTTCGCCATATACAGATTTTTCACCTACATTTGTTATAGCTCTTACTTTAAATGAATATGATCCGTCTTTTTTAGTTGGAATTTTTATTCTCGGCTCATACTCTACAATAATCTCGCCATTTATGTTTCTGGCAACAAGGGCATGAGGTTCTTGTTGATTTCCTACTTCTAAAAATGAATCGGCGCTAGCATAATTTACTGAATTTCCAATTCCAGTATAATAAAGATATCCACTTGTGGTATTTCCCGCAGGTACTTCTATAAATGGCCTATCAACACTCTCTCTTATTGAAGTTGGTCCAATTGATTGAACATCTAAGTTGCCCAAATATTCACTATCTAAATATACAGTATGTGCAGACCACTGAATACCGTTAGTAGAATACGGCTGAAAAACATCAAAGATCGTTCTTCGCAAAGTATCTGGCTTAAGCTTTATTAAAGAATCTTGGTCAAAGTCAGCTCTTCCAGATCCAGTTCCACTTACTATATAGTCTATCCCAGAAACCTGCGGTACAGTGACCGTTGTGGTATATGATTCTTTTTCGACTTGGTCTTCTACGACAACTTCATATTGTTCGACGTTAAATCTTTTATCTTTTTTCCAACTTAAGTATGTGTTCGTTATTACATCGCCTTCTATATTAGTTCCAACCGCCTTGCTTTGATCAACTAATGTTCTGAAACCGCTCGGAACATCAACTATTTGCGTGTTTTTGCTGATTCTAATACCAGTTTCTATTGACAAGGTATCTCCAGTACCAAAACTGTCATAAGGAAGCAGTTTATAAAAGTAGCCACTATAAAAGTCAGACTCGTTAAATAATTCTCTTCCTAAAGTAATTTCCGACAGCTCGTCAACTGTATCTTCTATAAATTCTTTCGCAAAAATCTTAGTATTTGCAACCCCCAGCCCAGTTACAACAGAAAAATCTGACGTAGGCCCTCTGTGTATTTCTATTTTCCGTAAGCTGTTTTTTAAAAATTCTTTGTCTTGTTCGATACGCCCGCTGGCAGTAACTCCAAAAGTAAGCTCATTTGACGTATTGATTGGCTCAAAATTTTCAAATTTAGGTGCTGGGCAATCTAATTGTATTCTTCCCGTGGTAAGATTATTGTAATAATCTCTGGCAACTACTTGAACCTGAAAATTTCTTTCTCCGTCTCCGCCGAAAATTTCTTTGTTTAACGAAAAAGGAACTTGAAAGAAGTTGTTATCATAATAAAACTGTTTAAGGCCATAACCCGTAGAGGGCACCGTAACGAAAGCGCCAGATCCCTGGTTGCTTAACTGATCGCCACCTTGAGCAGTTGTAGCTAATTGCCCAATTGTGTATTGGCTATTGCCAGATCCACTTACAACCAAATGAGTATTAGCCGCAGTATATCCAGATCCCCCGCTTACAATTTTTATGCTTGCAATCCCAGTATGGTATCCGCTGATACCAGAATTTACGTTTACTGAAAAACCAGAAATTTCAGTAAATATGCCAGTCCCAAACGTTTCAATCTCAATTGCTGCCCCAGTTCCGTCACCACTAACATAAACCGTTGGGTTCATGTACCCCGAGCCACCAGAAACTAACTCGACTTGTGAAATTCTACCATCATCTATAGAGCCGATACCAGTTTTAACATTTCCATCACGATCTAATATACTAATCTCAAATCCTTGGAAAAGTGGATCTTTTGCAAAATTATTGGTGATAATTTGATTTGTTGCTGGATGAACCAATCCCCATGTAATAACTGGATCTGTAGAATTGAATTGGCCACTAGTAGCGTAAACCCCAGTAGACGCAACACCCAATTCCCCGTAGTAAAGCCCAGATGCCCTGCCAGTGGTACTGTCGATATGAACCAGATTAGAGCCAGGATCAAAAACTTGCAGTCCAGTTATTTCCCAAGTTCTTCCTGTTACATCTAGCCAATTTACTGGCGCCTTTTCTATATCCCTATAATCTGGCATCCTGTTTAATTATTACACTTTTTTATCATTTTACCGTCAGTTTTTCTTTTTAAAAGTAAAACCCGCCTGTACAACGTTCACTTCTTCTAAGTTTTTCATATCAGACCCAATCAAACAACTAATCTTAACGTCTAAAATTAAACCTTTGTCTGATTCAACAGATTGCACAAATTTTGAATTACTAGCCGCACTGTTCGCCACGGCATCACCAGCTCCAAGTCGCGAAAAATCGACAACGTCCTGACCTTTACTGTCTAAGGCTTTTATATCCTGGTTTTTGGTTTCTGTCCAGCCATCAACTCCCGTGTAAGTCCAGCTTATTCTGTATTTTTTTAACAGACTGCCAGCAGCACTTGCAGGCTTTTTAGGCGCTTTCCACGAAATCTGAACAAATCGACGTGTACTTGGCTCGCCGTAAGTACTATCGCCAGGCTGAAATGGTGTATAAACGGCATTAAGTCCCTCAATTTCATAATCAGTAAGATCAACAGGATCTTCTCCTGGCTGCGTTGCTGAGCCCTCTGTGGCCGCGTCACCAGTCGCCTTGCTCTGCACCGCCTTATCTATTTGGCCAGATCCTCCTATTGCCAGCACAGACACGTTAGCTTTATCTGCTTGAGAATCGTCTTCAGAAGCTGCAAACTTGCTTTTGTTATACTCCAAACATGAAACTTTATATTGCATACTATTTTCTTCTTCTATGTTCATTACCCTGTACAATACTTCCTGAATTCTTAAATCTACATCAGTATTTTGAAGTATCCATATTGCCCCAGGCTTTAACAACCCGACACCTTGCGCATTTTCGTCGTTTAATTCGGTTAAAGTTAGGATTGTTCTTTGATTTGGAACTTTTCGATCAGTATTTACAGAAGAAACTTTAAATTCTTTTATTTGAGGCTTTCGCAAATCTTTTAAGTCGCCGTCACTTGCTCCGCCTTTTGTCGAAGCAGCTTGGTCTAAAGATTCTTCGGTCTGAAAACTGCTAGGAATTGCAATTGTAATAATTTGACCTACTACGTTTTCATCTACTTGCGCATCTAAAGTGACCTCTCTGCGCTCATTGTTAATGTTTGTAATTCTGCCTCCATATCTTTTTCTGGTTTTATTTTTGTCAATAATTTTTACAACATCACCAGGCCTCAAATAACTTGCTTCTTTTCCAGTTGTAAATTGAACGCTGTCAGTTTCCAGCTGAGCTGAAAACAAAAACCATTTACCAAGCCTTCTTGCTTGACCTCTTGAAGTACAACCAAAAGCTACCAGTTCTTTTTCTATAAGCCCATATTTTATTATACCTCCAGCATCTTCAACGTACTCAACTTTAGGCTTAAAGTTTTCATATTTGTCAACATACCTTACGAGAGCTGTTGTAAACCTTGAGGTTTTTGGAGAACCAGCATAAGTAAAAGATCCGTCTTTTACGTTTGAATTTGTAAAATTCATAATTGGATCTCTCGGCTTATCAAAAGACGCAAAAACTTTACCACCAACAATGTAAGTTAGCCCAAGAAACACTGAAGACAAATCATTTAAAACCTTAAAAGCATCAACTGCAGTTGTTAAATATAAATTTGCCGTGAATCTAGGCTCAAGAATTTCTCTACTTTTCCTAAATTCTGTCGCGCACCTCCCAGAAGCAGATGTACTATTTATTTTTTGGCCATCAAAAAAGAAATCTATTATTTGTGCATCTCCAGGCAATTCCGTAAAACTTCCATTCAATTTATTTTTGCCGTATTCAGCATATCGCTTATAAATTATTGACTTAGGAGTGACATTAGGATCTCTTGTGGTAACCTTGTCGGTTGTTTTGTATTGTTCGTTCATTATGTATTCCTTTAGCTGCGGATTAAGCAAAAAACATTCGTCAAGAGAAACAGGTCTCAACAATTTAATTACCGCGCTTCCAGGCTTTTCCGTGCCATTCTCGCCAATCCAAGAATGAAATTTTGTATCGCCATCTTTATCTATAATTTCTCCGTCAACTTGTATATACTCAACAACTCTTTTAACTGGTCTAGCGCCGTTATCCAAATCAAAAATCGCTATAGTTGAAAATCTTGGAAACTCGCCAAGGAATTGTCCTTGCGTATCAAAACCATTTATTTTTATATAAATTTCTCCTGTACTGGCCGCGTCCCCACGAGCATCAGTTACAACTTGAAAATTTCGGTGAGGAAATCTGCTTGGCCAACCTGTTTTTACTAATTCGTCGCAATATTTTCCAAGTTCGTATATATTCCACTTATTAACAAAGTCCGTGTTAATTCCATACTTGCCCAATCCATATCTTTTGTTTGTAATCAAATCATAAAATATCCAAGCTGGATTATCTGTCCATTGAAGATGCGTTGTACCGTGTTTTTCAAAATAAGCCATCGCTTCTTTTGGCACAACTAAAGTTGGATTAAAGTCTTTTATTTTTGTTCCATTATTTGGCTGACCGTCACCCGACAACAACACAACGCTTTGTTGTTCGTTTTGTATTAAGTCTGACGCTTTTGATGGGCTAGTGTCAAATCCTGAAACGGTATATTTGCATCTTCGTGTAATGTGAATATAATCTAAATACCCTTCAAACGAACTATGTAAACCGTGTTCGCTATTACTTGGGCTAGAATGAATAATTCTGTCATTTCCTATTTCTATTGCGCCAGTATTTTTTTGAGTGCCGCTTGTGTATACGAATCCCCTGATGTCGCCCTCGTAAGTTGTTTTGTCACCTTCGTCGGTTCTGTCTGTCCCGTCAACCCATACATTAAACTTATTACCTTGTCTAGTAATTGCTACATGATGCCATTCATCGTCAGCGACATTAGTAGTAGACTTTACCAATACTTGTAAAGCGGTTGTTGGCTTACCACCCGTGTCGAGAACTTCAACTTTTTGATAATCTCCCGCTAATGGCCTATAATAAGCTCCATGAGTAAAGTATCTAAATATTATTTGGCCAAGCTCACCATTAAGTTCTGTTCCAATTTCAACAAACCAGTTTCCCGCTACAGGCAATGACCCTTGCTCCTTTATTCCAGCAGAATAATTTAATTCTTTCCTGCCTGATGGGTGTTTGTAAAGTTCATTGTTATTTCGATTATCGTCGCTTTCGGTCTGGACACTTCCGCCAAATGGTGCTATCCCTCCGCCGCTAGAAATAATAGTTTTATAAAACCCCTGCTGCCCAGATGATGTATTATAAGGACCGCCTTTGCCTGATGTATAAGTTTTGACTAAACCGTCTTGTTCAACTTTTATATAAAACTCAATTGTAAAATTTTGAAAGCCAAAATCAGACACTCTTAACACATTTTTAGGTGAATCTTCTTTTTCAATTGGAAATACAGCGTTTCTATTATGTACCGATATTCTTTTAGCCCAATCTTCGTCACGTGACAAGCCGCTCGCAGTTGGAAAAAATATACTGCCAGAACCATACTTTTTCACCGATGTAGATACTTTAACCTGTTTTGTTCCGTCTGATTTTGCCCTGTTTGTCACGGCAGAAAGAGGCCTTTTTACTCTTAACTCTTTTGCAGTAGTCTCATCTAAAACAGCAACATAATCTTTAAACCTTCCAGACCAATTTCCAAAATATTGTTTTGTATCAGGAATATAATTGCTAGGAATCTTGACTTTTAAAAGCTTTAAGTCGTATTCTCTTTTTGGAATTCTTGCTATTGTAGTGGAATCAATTTGAGCTCCAATGACCGCACTATATGGATACCTTAGCTTAAACGGTATTGATTCAACAATCGATTCAAGACTGCATTCAACTTGAGGATCTTCTGCTTCGTAACCTTGATCGTATTCAAGCCTAAAAACCCTAATAACTCTGTTTTCGCGTCTAAAATTTGGGGGTAAGTGAAATTTAGTTTCAAAAACATAATCGCTTGTAGCCAAACCTCTTGCAATTCTAACAAAATATCCCCCAGTTTGATTTCTTAGAAGTATATTGCCCCGATTTTCGTCTCCACTAGTCAGCCGCGCTACGTTTCCAGGACTACCTTCACACAAAACAGGAGTCAGAGGATTAAAATCGCCGCTTTCATTGCCGATATATATTAAAAAGCTACATTCTGCCCCAACAACCTTTGAACTTCTTTTTCCTACCTTTAATCTTGAAAGAACATGAATTTTTATGTTAATAGTTATTTCCTCGACTAACGGATTTTGTATTGTATGAACTATAGGCTCTAACATTCTTTCAAATCCTCTAAACAAGGCAGTAAGATCTCTTACTGATTTGATATCGGAATGTTTGTTATCAGACCAATCTTTTATCATTTCTTTACCCTCAGTTGAGTCCCCACCGCCGACCTGTGGAATCAGTAACTCCTTGATATGTCTTTTGGAGCCGTCTACTACCAGTGGGGCAGGTGTCAACCTGGCATTTATGGGAATAGTTTGACTTGCAAATTGGTAGTCAGGGCCCAACGGACTTTGAAAACCTGTTCCAAATTTAAAGTTTATTTGAGGGAATCTATAATTTAAAGTTCCAATTTCTGGATTTAATATTCTTGTACCATCAAAGTAAACGGATTGAAAAATATTCTCTCTTTGAAATTTGTTGCCTTCTTCACCAAAATAAGTTATTGTATCTCCATTTTGTGAACAAAAGCCTTCTATTGGACCTTCCGAAATTAAATCTACAATTTTTACAACGCTTTTAGATTCAAGATGAGTATTTGCGCTTCTACTTATTTTTCGGTTGGCGTCGGTTGCTAGTTTTTCATTCGGGTCTGTACCTGCCACTACTTGCTCATTCGCCAGATCGGCTGCCGCCGCATCTGCAATATCTCCTTCAGGGCTAGAAGCACTTACAGGAACATAAGCTTCTTGTGCATCCACGCCAACATAAGGAGTTCTGCCGACTTGGCTAAATCGATCAAACTTTTCTTTGTATGACATGTACTTGAATTGCGGTTTATAATTTTCTTCACTCATTTTGATTTATCTTTTAACGTCTTTCCTAGAAATTTTATGCGAGCGTCCATCCAGCGTCGTATCACAGGTTTAATCCATGTGTTTCTTGATATCCATTCAGCTGTCTTTTTACCGTTTTGTATATACCAATTACAAAACCAATTTGGAGAATAGTTTAATAACCAAAAACGGAATACCAACCAACTAGGATTATTTATACCATATACTTCTCTAGCTATCCAACATGGGTCCCAGCAGCCTTCGTCGAAGGGATCCTCGCAGTCATCCCCAAAGAAGTCGTCTGTATCAATCAATTCACCTGGTATGTAAGGCTTTCCGTTGTCATCAAACTCAACGTCAGTTGTTGGGGAATTTGGATCTAAATCTAAAGTCCCCATATTTCCTGCAGGTATTATAACTGGCACTCCTGGTCTTGTTTGTTCAAACGGACTAACCTCAGGATCATAGCCACCAAGCCTAATAGGACCATGATCCACTGCTTCTAATTTTTTAGCATAATTATGATGTCTAGTTGCGGCAGAAATTACCACCGAACCAACCTTCAGTCTTCCATACCCAAGAGGCACAGGAATTCCTTGCGCTGCAACATTTTGCGTTCCTGCAAACAAATACGAGTTTGTTTGTACGGCTTCCGATGGTTTAGGCGGCTTAAAAATAGCCTGCATAATCAAGCTTGTTATTACGGCGACTGCTATCATTTTTATGAGACTCGCTAGTTCTGATCCAGCAACCTGAGGCATAATGTGAATTTGTTTTTCTTTGTTTTTTATTGGCGATCTTAATTGGTGTTTGTCTATATCTTTATCGCCCACCACAAAAGTATAATGCGCAAATTTTTTAGCATTTTTTCTCATAAAGTCAGTTAATTTATTTGTGTTTGCCTCGATAGCCCACAACGCTTCTTGAACAGAATCTACTTCTAGATCCCATTCTTTTCCTAAAGAGTTGCCAAGCTCACCATATAAAAAAACTTTCCTCATAAAAGCGCCTTACTCTTAATATACACTTAAATCCAACCTATAAATAGAATGAATCCTGTCAATAAGGTCTTGTGTTGTATGGCTTTTTCTCGACAAAAATCCACCTTCATGATGCCAAACTTGGTCATCTTGGCAAAATATTCCAAAATGAGAAAATAACCCATCAACCTCAAATAAAATCAAGTCGTCTTCTTGTAAATCTTCTTTGTTGTTTATTTTTTTAAATTTGTGAGTTTTTAAAAATTCTTTTATAATCTGTATTGTTTGTTTGGAATATGATTGCCCCTGTTTTGTTAAAGCAAAATTTAGCTCAAAATAATCAAAATATCCCTTTAAAAGATAATAATCAACAATAAATCTAAAACAATTTTGAATGTCTGGTATATATGTTCTTTCTTCTAGCTCTGGAATTTTGTACGTTTTAGGAAAATGCAAATAAAAACTTTGATCTTTTAAACTGTAAATATAAAAAGGCAAACACCAGTTCTCAGAAGATATTCTGTCGTATTCGGAAGGAGTTGAAGTTGAAATAATATGAGAATGATATATTCCGTAAATATCTAAATTTTTAGACTTTTCTATATATAATCTAGGAGAAATTTCAAAGTTTGTCTCTTTTTCATGGTGGGTATTTTCGCAAGGGACAACTTGCAGCTCTTTGACGTTATTTATTCCAATCAACCCACAGCATTCATTCTTAGACTCATATTCAGCGTGTGCTTTAATTAATTTTTGTATAAAATTGAGATCATACATATCCAAACTTATCTGTGCCAGGAAAGCCGCCAAAAGGCATACCATTGTTAGATCCACTAAACCTGTAAGCACACCCAGCTAAAGTTTTACTGCATTGGTCTTTGACCCAATTTGAGAAATCTGCCCTTGGATCACTTCCTGAAACATTATAATGCGTAAAAGAGACCCCTTCTATCTCTACAACAGATCGACCTGTTGGCTTTGCAACAAAATACACCTTGACATTTGGGTCTGAATAGTACCCATCGTAACTGGACGCTGCAGCCCCATCAATATAAACATAATCGCCGCTCAAATAAATTCCTGTTGGATTATAAAGTCCAGAATAATGAAATGGACTTTCGTTTCTGTTTCCTTTTCTGTCTAAAGCGTTCCAAACAATATTTGTTTTTAAAACTGGAGTGTCTTTGCCCTCTATGCTTTGAGTTGCTGTTTCTTGAAAATTGTAGCCGCCGCTTCCCTCAGTAAACCTTCTATTTTTGTCGTCAGCTATCGGCAAACCAAATGCTTGATTATGCTGGGGCTTTCCTTTAGGCTGAAAGAAAGAATTTGGTGGATTTAAATAGCTGTTTCCATAGCCGCAGCCATAACCCCTATAAACCCAATTACAATAATTACTGATTACATGTCGATTCGGTAATTTTACAGTGTCCATTTCTAGTGGCGACACCAACTCAAACTCAACCGCATTTTTGTCTTCCGCAGTTTTTTGATTAATAATAAATTTATCATCTGGAAATCTTGAATTTACATCTGGATCTCCAAATGGATTTTCGTTATTGTGAAAATTTTCTGCATCCAAATACTTTAAAAAGATTCTTCTTCTTGTAATTTGAAGACCAACGAAGTCATCCCTACCTTGAATAATCTCAGAAATAAAACCATCAACATTTGCAATCCTTAGCCTAGGTCGCGGTAAAGTTCCGTCACCTTTTACCTCCATTCCGTTAATTTCCATTGGAATTGCTTTGTATTTTGCATCATCATGAAAAAGATCACCGTTTAAAACTTTACCTGGATGAAATCTGTATATTCCAGCCCCATATTTCCCTGCATCAACCTCGTACAAATCAATAATAGTTGTTGCCTGTAAATCATGAAGTTGTTCTTGAAAGTTGTAAGTTGCCGCGCCTGTTGGTAATGGCGAAGATACTAAACTTCCTGCTATGTCTTTTTGTTCTCCTTCTGGCATTATATTTTGTTATTTTAGTCTAGTGCGTGAATATTTTTAGCGCTTGAGATAAACCCAGCGTAACCTCTATTACTATATCTTAAGCCAAAATCAGCAATTTTACACTTTTTATCACTGGCATGTTCGGCAGAATTAATTTTTAATCTATAATATCTATATTTTTTATCATTTCTTATAGGATATGCCCTAATTAAACCAGGAATTGAAACGTAGCTTTTATCATTTTCTTCTGTAGAGTCAGAATTTTCAGAAATTAACGGCACTGGTAAATTTTGTTTTGGGATATCGTTTTTTACAACATGTAAAAGTTCCCAATCGGAATCATGAGGATATTTGTTTGCATTTTTATTTGTAGCTTGCAGCTCCCAATCAGTTGGAGCATAAACTTCTGCAAACATTGTTGCCGCCTGATCGGGATCTGAATAATGTTCTGGACTTGCGCCAGCGCTTGCTATTGTGTAAGATTCGACTCGCACTCGAACGTCTTCCGTATTTGAATTTGCCTCGCTTCCACTCAGGCCACAATCATACGTTAAATAATAAGGAAAGCCGTTAGTTGAATCATGTAATAAGATATAACTTCCAGAATAAGCCTCTGAACCTGCGGGACCTTCTCCAGTATTACTAATACATTGGTCGAATACTCTCCAAGCCTCTCCGCCGTTAACAGTGTCAAGCGCACTATTTGCATTGTCTGCAGAAAAAGGATCATTAGCAACATGCTTAAGCCCACTTCCGCTTCCAAAAACTTTGTTATAAGGCGTTTCATCTGGATCGCCACCACCCGCATCTCGCTCATAAATTATAGCTTTATCTCCATGATCATTAATAGCTCCTCCAATACCACTGGCTCTTGCGGTTACGTAATCACCAATTCCAATAGTATTCCTATAAAGTTCAGAGCTTTTTGCATTTGTGTCTGTTCTTTCTCCATCATGAACCCCTAATCCTGATGATGGAGTGTACCCAGTAACCATAAACCTTAGGTTTGCTCCATTAGCTTGTATGCACATTCCACCACTTCCTCCGTAGCCATAATTCCTGGGTTCTTCTAGTCTATTCGCGTCTTGTTGCTGTGGATGTTCGCCGTTTCCGCCGTCCATTCCCCAACCGCCACCATAGCCTCCTTGGCCACCACCGTTATACATAGCCTCTTTCCCGTCAGCCACAATATCCCTATATTCTCCGACGTCATACGAGTCAACTTTTAATGAGCCCCTTCTGTTTGTTCTATAGAATGTAGATCCCTGCCCGCCTTCGCTTGCGGTCTTTGAGCGAATGTTTATTCGATCAGGATGTTTGATTGACGACCTTTCGCCATCTCTAGAACCTCTTGCAACTGTAGCTCCCCATCTAATATTTTCTATTCCATCTGTTGTGCCTAGATTGGTTAATTTGTATTTTGCGTTTGACCTGCATCCTTTTCCTCCAGCAGCAAAATCAAATTCCATAACATCGCCATAAGAAGTTAAGTCGGGATTTGTAGCAACCCCGACTATATCGGTTGCATTTTTGCGATAACCAGCACCGCCACCGCCACCGCCACCAGGTCTAATTTCTTGTATTACATCAACATGTACAGATGTCGGGTTAATTGCTAGTGTTTCTGGCGCAATGCGAGACCTTAGAGCACCACGCGTATTGGATGCACCAGGCAAATCATTGTATCGAGCACCACCTTGTCCTCCTCCGCCACCACCGCCAAGAATTTTTCCAAAATTATTATAAATTTCTATTTCTTGATCATTAGATGCATATGAAGTGTCTATAAAAACTGCAGCACCACCGCTTTCACCACAGTACGGCTGAACATTATTGGCTCCATTATATTGGTTTGGTATTAAATAATGCCCTTCAGCAGACCCAGTTGTAGCCCATAAAGAAACTGGGCCTATTCCCTGTAGCTCATGCAAGCTTCCAACTCTAGATTGACTGTTTGTTAAAGGTGTTGCTGATTCGCTTGTTCTAGTGGAAAGCGCAAAAGCAAGATCATCAAGCCTTACCGCATCGGCACCTTTTCCTCCCGCTCCAACGATTGCTGCGCCATCTTCTACGATAATTCTTAACTTTAAATTTGTTCCATCTGATTGTTGTAAAATAGGGCCGCTTTGTAATGCTGGTATCTCTGGGTCATTAGACGCAATAGTTGCTCCGTCTTTAACTATAAATTCCACACCTGTGAAATTGTCATAATTTGACAATGATAAATCACTAATTTTTTCATCTGCCATATCATTAATATTTAATTGATTATAAACATCATCACTTGGGGGCACTACAATTGGCAACGAAGATGCGCCAAGAGACACGACGGCACTTGCAGATGATAAAGTAACATTATCCCTGTGCGCGCAAGTCGAAAAAGTTCGACCAGCTGAGGTTGCTACGCCAACAACATCGCAATTAGCTGCTCCAACTTTATAATAATAACTTGTTCCTGGAGACAAAGGCTCGTGAGTAAAAGTCGTTACTCCTGTTGAAAGTCCAGTTAAAAACATTGTATAATCAGAGCCGTTTGTAGAATAAAAAACTGAAACTCCTGTTGCGGTTTTTGGGTCAGATAATTCCCATGTACCAGTAATTGCTGCTCGGCCTGGAACTTGCTTTGCCATAACATTTGCAGGAGCTCCTGGGGCTGCGTCATGAACAGCTTCGCCAAACAAATCTATTTTTAAGTCTCCAGTTGGATCTGCAAATAAAAATTCGTCAGTTGTAGACACAACTAAAGAACTTTCCTTTATGCCCCCCACGGCAGGTTCGGCCGTGTACATTATTCTTCCATGACTAAAGTCAATTCTGTCTGCCGCATCACTTGTAGCCACCGCTCCTAATCCAGCGTTTTCGCCTATTTGCCCAGTATGCCCTGTTGTTGAAAAAATCAAATTAAAATGCCCGCTATCTCCAGCGCCAATCGTATAAGTAAACCCTGAAGATGTAAAATTAGACGCTCTATCATCATCTGGATTTTCTATTCTAAACAGTCCGCTAGCTGCTTGATCGCCAGATAAAGCAAGAGTAGATTTTATTGTCTGATCTCCGCTATTAACAAGCCACAATCCAGTGCCACTAGCAAATCCAGTCATAAAGCCTCCAAAGTTTATTTCGGTGCCATCATCACTATGAGCAAGTGGGTTAGTAGCAGAGCCGCTTGGAGCGAACAGCTCTGGAGGAGAGCCGTCTATTCTCTCGCTCGCTATCATGGTCCTAAATACTCTAGGTTTTCTAGTTAAATCTAATGGGTTCTGTTCAAACTTTAACTCAAAAGTATGATTATCGTCAAATATGTAATTATGACGCCAGCTTTCGCAAACAAAATTAAGCTCTTTATTATGTGGCTCTGGTGGAGTAAATCTGAAAGTTTGATACCCCTGCTTACCTATTAAAAATTTAGAGATTGCAACAGCTTCTTTGTTTGATCTGTTTGCGAGCACAACATTCAGTTTTAGATTAGCAGTATTTATTCCGTCATTTGATCTTTGATTAAATTCGTTTAAAAATTGATTATTATTAAATCTAATTTGAACAACGTCATTAGAAACTACAGATGGTTTAAAAAAGAAAACGTCATTCGTCCACAACGTACCTCCTCCACTTGGACTATTGGCTATACTTGATGTAGTACTTGATGCACCTGTATAAAAATAATACCCATCACTTCCGCTTAACGTGCCTAATATTCCTCCGCTATGATAAACAGTGTCATAAGTCGAATATGTTTTGCTTGCCTCCCATAACCCATTTGTATTCCCACTAGAAATAAATCTGTTCATCCAATCTGTCGCGCTAGTGTGCTCGTTTGAAAATGTAGTGCTTATTGCGTTGACGTCACTAAATGACCTTGAAACTTCATATCCATCACAAAAATATTCGTCTTTTTTGTCATAAGGGTAAAATGACTCGAACGTAAAGCCAGTTACTCCAGAAATAGCCCCGCTCAAACTTTCGAAAGAATGGCTTTCGATAAAATTTGATATCGCTCTGGCTTCTTTGTCGTTTCTCCCATCGAAATTTAAGCTAAAATTTGCAACAAGACTGTTAGTCGATTTAGGAATCAAAGAAAAGTAACCATCGCCGAAATCACTTCTATAATTTTTAGCCTCAAATGTAACTGATGAATTATAGCCAGGCTTAAAAAAGAATTCTTGAGTCCACTTACTTGCTCCGCCAGTTGGGGCATTAGAAGCCGCACCTGCTGTGTTTAAATTGCTTGATGTGTGACTTGAATCACAATAGTAATAGCCAGAATGTGCTGGTAAACATCCAGTCGTGCTCCATGGGTCGCCACTAAAAAATACTACGTCAAATTTCTGGTAAGCGTAGCCTGCTTCCCAACCAGATATATCTATATTTGGATTATTCATTATTGATAAGCTTGTGTAACTGAAATGTTACCATTTAAATATCCTTCTGAATTTACGTTTAATTCTTGTTTTGTTATTCTTCCGCTACAATGAAAATTTTGTAAAGCACTTGATGAATCATTAACATCATATATTGAACATGTTAAGCTAGCATCAGATCCTCCAGCATTAATATTGCTTCCTATATTATCTCCAACAATCGACATGTTGATATCTACATTTTCTTTTGTTACTCTTGTTGGAGTAGTTTCTCCAGCTAAAAATATAGGATTTCTTACAGCCTGCATAGAATAATCAAAACTTACAGTATGATTAATATTTGTAGGTAAACCTCCCACAAAAGATTTTACCGCATGAGAATATTTTACTTTGTTTAATTCTTCATCGCTACTAGAAGAAATGCTATTTGAAAAAGATCCATATAAATCAAAAGTACTTTCTACGCTTATTGGCATATAAGGTCTTACTGAAAAATTTAAAGATGTTAAGTATGCATTGCTAAATGTCAACCCTCCAAAAGTGCCAGCTACTGAAGACTCAGAAACGCCAGTCACATTAAGAAAACTTGCAAGACTTCCTGTTAAATAATGATTGAAAGTCAAGACCCCTCTAGGCGCTTCCATTGGAGCGTACCTATGAATAGTGCCATTAAAAAGACGCACAGGCTCGACAGGAGCTGAAACGTTAATAGAAGCATTTTGAGCAAAAACACTTTGCCCGTCTACCTGCACTAAAACATCTTCGTATTTTAAAAATGACATTATCTTCGTTTGTTAATATATTTTTTAAAAGTCATACTTACAGTCGCAACTCCTCCTACAGAACTTGAAAACGACTCGTTTACTAGTCGCGCATCATCAAGATGAAAGCTCGCAATAGCAGAATCGTGATTACTTCCGCTAATATCAATGTTAACTTGTCCGCTATGAGCACCAGTCAAATACTGATATAGATTTTTAGTTTCATAATCATCTATTTCCATAGTTAAATTTGTTGTTTGCTCTAATGGATAAACCAAGTCGACTTGAACTGGATATTTTGCTCTTTCAAAATCTGTAGCACTTCGCGGCAAAGCATATATTGGCTCTCTTTGACAAGAAACTTCATGGTTAAATGAAACTATTCTGTTTGACGATGTGTTAATTTCATCACAGGTTATGCCAATCGATCCCTGATTTGGAGCGTTTATCGTATTGTCTTCTGATGGATCTTTGTCCCCTAATAATGTATCAAATTGTATTCCACTGCCAATATCGCCATAAACAACTATATTAGTAGAAACTTCTGGCAAGTTGCCTACGTCGCATGATAAAGAATACGAAGTTAAATATCCACTATGAAAACCGAAAGACCCAGTTTGACAAAAAGTTCCGTATGTATTGTAAGACACAACTCCACTAAAAGCTGCTCCATCTCCAGTAAAATTCATTAACCCATCTTCATTAATCAATATTCTGTCTATTGTAAAGTTTCCCTCAATTGGCGAATCGATTATATGATTTACATAGCCATAGCCAACTACGTTTATAGGTCTTTCCTGTATACCATACGAGCCATTAATAGCCTGAACCCCAGAAAGGCCAGTACCATTAACATAAAAATTTTGTTCATATGATAATGATGCGTTTTTCATTATTACGTTTCACTTGTTACATTACGCAATGTTCCGCCTGTTCTTTTTTCTTCTTTGATTACCGCGAGCACTGCTCCGCGAATTTTGACCGCTAATTCTTTTTCTTTGTTTCCTGGCTGTCCTTGTGTTGCGGTTTCAGATTCGCCTCCGCCAGAATTTACTGTTATGTTGATTGTTGTGTTGCTATCTGTTTTTTGGGAAGTGTTGTTTTGTTGAGTAGCGCCACGTTCTGCCTGCACAACTGATTGATCTCCAACCAAGCCTCCTTGTTGGTAGCCAATTCTTCCACCACGATTCAGACTATTAAAGAATCCGCTTCCGTGTCTTCTTACCGCAGAAGAGTTCATTACAAATTCTCCGCCCGTTAGTAAAGCTGGAATGTTGTCAAAATAACCTCCACGTTGCCCACGAGGCATTCCCGCAGTAGTAAAGGCGTGTTTAAATCTAGTTCGCGTATGAGGATTAAAGCCCTGAGCTCCAAGCTTGAATTTATCCCATGAGCTCATTGGTGTATTTCGATCAGTGAGCCTGAAATTTCCCCATAACTCTTCAGTCGTTACAGGGGTGTTTGGATCCATTTTCATTCCATGCCCTTCTGACATCAGCCCCTTGATTCCACCTATTCCAGAACTTATTCCAGCGCTTAAACCTGCGCCAACTATTGTTTGCATTAATTGATCTCGCTTGGCCTGTTTAGCAAATTTCTTTTGTATTTGTTCGTTATGATAATTTCTTATATCTGCACGTACGTTTTGCAAAGTTGGATCGTTTGCATGTGCAAAGCCGCTTAACCTTGGATCTGTAAGTGTTGCGGGAGCTTCATATTGCGAAAGTATTTTGTCTAATTTTCTCTTGGGAACACCAGAAGCCATGATTGGCGATACAAACTTTCCGCCAGCTTGAAATCCTGATATTCCGTAATGTTTTTGTAAAATTTGTCTGAATGAGCTTCTGTTTATGGGTTGATCATTTGCTCCGCGTAGATTGCTTAATGCGCCTGACCCATAGATGTCCAAGATTTGATCATAATGTGCCATTGCTGCTTTGCCTCCTGATGTTCGACCAACAGACACGATGTTATGAAATCTGTCAGACAGCTCTTGTCCACTAAACACACGACCTGTGCCAGCTCCAAATCGACTAAGATTTTCCCGAAGAGCAGCTTCTTTGCTTCCCATCTCACCTATTAAAGCATCAATGTCTCCCGCTTTTTTACGGGCGCCAGGTTGAGCCACTATCTTGCCTTGAGCAGCCTTATTTCCTCCTTTACGTCCACCAAATAGACTGCTCAATAAATCACCTATCAAATTAAAAGGAGCCATTAAAATGTTGCCAATACCCTGCATAATGCCACCACCCTTGGCAAATCTTGGAGCCATATTGAAATTTATAGAATCCAAAGCTTTAGGACCGCCCATTGCTTTTACCGCGTTTCGATTCAAAACGTATTCGCCATCTTCTAGCATTGCTGGATTTTTATCTCCAGTTCTTCCGCCAGAAATATACATTCCGTTTTGAGCTTTTATAAATCCGCCTCGTTGCTTGCCTCCAAGCCCAGCAAAAATCCCAGCTGAAACTTGGTCAGCAATGTTTCCTATGGCACGAGCATTTATCGCTCCAAAAAATGCTATACCAAAATCTCTTAAAGCATCGCTTGCAGAAGCGCTGCCAGTACTAACACTTTGCATTGCGCTAGCAAAAGCATCTCTGAAATCTAATGTGACATCTTTTAATGTCATCATAGCTCTGGATTGCTTGGCAGTAGATTCTTCTTCAATCAAATCATCTAACGTTAGTTTTCTTTCTTGCGCAATTCCTTTAAGCTGTTCCATTAATATAGCGAATTGAGTTTTTGCTTCTCGAGCTTCTGGACTGTCTATGTCTCCTATTGATTTATAAAATTCTCCAGATAGCTTTTGTATACCGCTTACAGTTGCACCACCTGGCCCTTCTATCATTTTTCTCATGCCCGTGCTAAAAGCTGTTTGTGCGGATTCTAGATTTGCTGCTGCGGCTACATTTGCAGATCCACCTCGTTCTCTTAATGCCGCAGCTGCTCCAGAAAACTTGTTTAAAAATGGATTAGTTAAATCTAACGCAGAAGTTACTGCACCTCTGTTGGCTTGTGCTCTTCGGAAAGATATGTTTCTTAATTGACCACTTAAAGCAATATCTCTTTGCTGATTTGTGGTCATAAACGGATTCATTATTGCATTTCTGCCTACGCGATTTGCCGCAAGACTTTCTTGAGCTTGTGCGATTGAGCCTGCAACTCCCGTTTGAGTTAAACTTAAATTCATTGCCTGAGCTGCTCTGATGCCTGGTTGAGACATTCTTGCGGTGTCTTTGGCAATGCGCAAACGCATTTCCATGTTTTCTCGCTCGGCTTTTGTGTTGGCGTCTTCGGCTTTTATGGCTTTTTGTCTTTGTTCTAGTAGTCGAATTTGTTCTCTGATCAACTTTACATCTGCTTGCGCTGTTGTTCCCGTTCCAGTACCAAAAGTTTCTGGGCCTCCCAGGGGGGATGGGCGATTAAGTCGTACTCCTAGCCCTCCCTCCATTGCGCGAAGCCTGTCCAGCGCCCCACCAATATCTCCGCCCTCAACCATGCCCCTCAAATACCTATCAAATCGCATTGATGCGTCAGTCGGCGTACCAAAGATACTACCCATGTCTAGTGTTGCTTGATCAAGAATACCAGCTCTTCTGTTGCCTGCGACCCTGTTAAATTGTGCTCTTTCTAAGCTCGCCAACCCAACTTGTGCGCTTGGCCCAGTCATCAAGCCAGCGCTCATCAATGCGTTTATTGCGCCAGAACCAGCAGCTACTCCTCGAGCTCCTCTGTTTATACCTGCGGTTCTTTCTAACCCTGCTCCAAACAATCTATCTTCAAGAAGTCTTCTTTGATCAAGAAGTTTTTGAAAGTTATTTATTTCTGTTGGACTTGGCTTAACTATTGCTTTGGCTGCTTTCGATTTTTTAAGGGCGTCTTCAATTATTGCATTAACTTTTTGCATATCGATAGCCCCTCGTTCGAAAATCTCTTTATTGACAAGCATTGAGCTAAAAATTTGGTGTTGCAAATCTTCATTGTGAGCAAAGTTAGTTGTTAGCGCTTCTACGCTGTCAATATACCTTTCCATATCTCCAACGGACGCGCCTTCCAAGTTTTCAGTAAACATAGCTCTTACTTCAGGAGTAAACCCGCGTGCATCAAACTTTTTCTTGATAGCCTCAAAATCCAGCTTCTCGGCGCTGCTTATAAGATCTCCTTTTGTTTTTGTTTTTGCAACCGCTTTTAAATCTGTCATTATTTGCTCGGGCCCAAAGACGCCCCCTCCCGTTGCTAACATGTTAGCTATATTAGAGCTAGCGAGCATACCAGCCGCAGGAGTTCGTGCAGTGAAAATACTACTCAAGCCTTGGACTCCCTTCATTGTTCCAATTCTTTTTTGATTGTTTTCTGCTTCTTGAGTTTGTATTCTTAAAACTTGCTGGCTTTTTTCTTTTACAGTTAATTTGTCATTTTCTAAAACTTTTGATATTTTTGTCCTGGCATCCGCGGAATCAATTTTAGCTAGCACTTCTTGAATTGCAGTGTTAGCCGCAAGACGCTCGATCGCGGTTCTTTCCATGTCTGAAGCGATTGCAAGGTTATCACGTATGCTAGTCATCTGACCGACTTGCTCAGAGCCTCTTTCTTGCAAGAACTGAGTTCCCATTGCAAATTCTTCTCGACTTAAAAATCCTTTTCCTTGACGTGGGCCTCCGAAAAACGCCATGCCTCCGCCAATTGCTGCACCGCCAAGGGCTCCGTAGCCAAGTCCCCTCATGGCACCACGGCCAATTCCGCCTGCAATAGCCCCTTTGCCAGCTGTGCCTGCAACAGCCGTTCCACCCCTAGCGGCCATTCGTAAGCCAAAAAGTGTTTCTCCAACTGGAGTTGGCTCAAGTAGCGCGAGCCCTAATAATGCAGCATCCAAAGCTAACATAGCGCCACCACCCACCAACGCACCAGTTTGTGCACCAGATATCGCTCCAGCTTGCGTAGCATCCATTCGCGCCATATCTGCTCCAGCTCTCCTGCGCTGTTGTGGGGTCATGAAAAATCTTTCTTGTGCTGTAGGCTGATCAACAAATCCTCTAGCCATTTCAAAAGCAAACGGAGCCATCATTGCAACTTGAGCCATTGGGTGAGCTAAAGCTGCACCAGCTGCGCCCATCAAACCTCGCCCAGCGCCCATTACTCCGCTCACCCCAGCTCTGCCAGCGCCCCCTATGCGCGATAACATTCCTGGTCGACTCGCGGGAGCTCCGCCAGTGCCAGGCATATCTATTTTTATTCTTGGAGCGGGACCCGCAGGAGCAGCAGGCGGCGCTCCACCAGCTATTCTCGCCGCTCTGGCAGAATGAACATCAGTATAAGCTGGCTTGCTTACTGCGGCACCCATGTCTGCTTTTGCAGTTTCGCTCATTCCGACCAACTTGACATTAGCAGGGGTTCTGCGCTCGACATTTTCTACATTTCTTCTTCTTCCGTCTCGTGTGTCTTGTGGCCCTCTTGTTGACGGAGTAGCTCCTGGAAATGCTGCCTGGGCTGCGCCTGGAAACGAAGGTTTAAAGTTTGGAAGATTTGCTGTTCTTAAGTCCTCGCCTTTGTGCATTCTCCTTGCGTCTGCAAAACTACGCTGTCCTATTGTGGGAGATATAACCCCGAATCCTTGTGGATTGAAAGAACTTTTTAACGCTGTGTTTTGTATTACTTTTGTTTTTACGCTTGATGGGGAAATTCCAAGCATTGCGCCGACTTGATTTTTTTCTCTTGCAATTGCGTCTCCAACTGGGGCAAAACCAGGAATCCTACGAAACATACTAAAGAATCTTCCAATCCCTGTGCCTCTTGGCTGCATGTGACTTGGCGCATTCGCGCCAATCGAACCTAAAAATTTGCCATGTGACTCTCGGAACCCAGCTTGAATTCTTTCTCCAAGCGGACTGCCACCAAACATATCATATAATCTTCGCTTTGCTCTAAACGATTTGAGTAAAGCTCCTCCTATATTACCGCCGTGCCTGCTAAAACTTGGATCTTGCCCGCGGGCAGCTTTGTTTTCAAGTAGTCTGTTTTTGACTTCTGTTGGCACTCCTGCTGAATTTACCGCGTCAACAATAAAGTCTCCACCAAGGCCCTGTCCGCTTCCACCAATTCTGCGGACAAGCTCAGCTTCTACTGGACCAGCATTCATAAGAGTTTCCAAAGATGTTTTTGCTCCACGAGATATACCCGCATTATTTAACGCTTGGGTAAATGCACTAATAGGACGTCCATGAAAAACGCCCTCGCTTGCTGCTATATTTCTTGCATCCGCCAGAATAGCTTGATACCTTGGGCCAATTTTGTCTTGCCCAATTTCTAAGCCTCTTGAGCTTCCGTAAGTTCTATCAATAAAGTCACCAACGTCAGCAGCTGATACTGCAGCTCCAGGCGCCAACTGAAGATTAGCTGATATACCTGTTATTTTGTTCTCCTTAAACCAAGCTTTCATATTTGCTTTCAGGTTAGCTTGGGCTGATTTGGACTTATCAAGGCTTTTTAGAAGTTGGCTTATAGTAAAGTTTTGTCTCCCACCAGTTCCAGCTAAAACTTCTGCACTAGCAATTGGAAAAGTATCTCCAATATCCAAAATTCCACCACTTATATCACCAACTGCAAAGTTCGGAGCAAACCCAGGTACTCCTCTTACAGCCGCTCTAGCACCAGCACCTTTAGCGGCTAATGTTCCAGCACTACTTACTCTGAATCCCGCGCCATAAGCGCCTGCAGCCATAGAGCCAGTTAAAGCCGCCGCGCGTTGTCTTAGTGCAACTTCTTTTGCTAAAAATCCTTGAGTAATAGCAGATTGCTTGGCAACATTACCTGCAGCAGCAGCCATCGCCTGTTCATACGCAACGTTTTTTGCCAACAATTGGCCAATACCTTGTTGTAATGCTGCTTGTTGTTTTGCTGCAGCATTAAGCCCTAATAAATTCTTTAAACTTTTAACGCCGAATACAGCCAAGTCTTTAAACAATTTTAAAAACACTCCACCAATAACAACTAAACCTGGCCCAGTTATAATATTGCCAATTCCCTTGAGTAGTCCTTGTGCAAATTTTGAGCCCGTTCCCTCGCCGTCTAAAACGCCAGTTATTCCTTCAACAATATTTTTAAAGCTTTGGACTAAGTCTCTCATACCTGGAGCTAGCGCGATGTCACCAATTTTTTTAGCTAATTCTTCTAAGGCTAATCCACTTTGTGTAGCAAGCGCGGCAATTGTTTGATTTAATTGGTTATTCTTTTGAATAGCTTGATCGGTTGCGCCTGCTGAAATTTGAGTAGCTCTTGCAGCTAAACTATTTTGTTTGCTCAAGTCTCCGACTGCAGCTTTTAAAATATTGATCTGAAACACACCAGCGACTTGTTGGTCAACTGCAACTTTTGCAGATCGAGAAAGGCCATCATATTGTGTAGCCAAATTTTTAAGAATTTTACTTGCAGACAAGCTTTTTCCCGCAGTGTCGTCTACAGCAATACCTAACGACCGTAAAGTATTTAAAGTTTCTGGTCTTTGTACTCTGGTGAATATTGTTTTGAATGCGTTACCAATCACAGGACCACCACGTGCAGTTACTTGCTGTGCGGCAGTAACCATACCAACAAGCTCGTCCAAGTCCATGCCTGCTTGTTGCGCAACAGCTCCAGTTCGACTTAACGCAGCAATCAAATCATCGGCACTAACAGCAAATTGAACGTCAACTGCAGCCAACTTATTAATAATGTCTGTGGTTGTAAGTCCAGCTTTTCCAAAGCCGTTAACTGCTGCAGTTAAACCTTTTACCGAGTCGGCAGCTTTTAATCCCGTTAATCGAGTAAGTATAAGAGCATCATTTGTTCGTCTTAATGTTTCTTCGATGCTTAAACCTTGACGTGAAAATTCTAAAGCAGCTTCGGAGACGACATCAAAGCTTTGAGCTGTATTTTTTGCAACTTTAAATAAGCCATCTCCAAACTTTTGGATATTTGCGGTACTAGTGTTAAGAACAACATTAATGTCTGTTAATGTTTTTTCGACTCGAACTGTGGTTTCTACCAATTTTTTGAATGCATTACTAATTCCATTAATAACGCCCACACTAGCTCCAAATGCAATAACACGGGCATTAGAAGCTTCGATTGATTTTGTAAACTCGTCTGCATCAGCACGTATCCTGCCCATCATTCTTCCTAATGGGGCAACTGCTCCTGCCGAAGAACCTAGTTTTCTGAATGCGCCACTAGCTCCTCTCTCGATCGAAGCCGAGAGCATTCTTTCGTCCGCCTTTACTGGAATTACGATTGGTTTGGCCATTGCTACAATTATCCTTATATGCAATTACACCAAAAAATTAACCCAATCCGCTTAATTCCATAAGATCTTTCATATTTAATGTGCCGCCTTTTTTCTTTGCAGCTTGTTCTAGCGACACAGTTCCAGCTCCTTGAGTTTCTACGCCTAATTGATCTAAATCTTCTTTGCTTGCTCCAAACAAACTTGCGCCACCATCACCCGCCTTTTCCATAACCTCTTTGGCTTTTTCTCGTCCTTTTGGATTTCTTGCCCAATCAAGTATTTTCTGCGGATTTTTTCTTATTTTGAATGGTATTTCTTCGCCAGAAGTAAATATGCCTTTAAATAAATTTGTATACGTATAAAGCCTAAGTTGATAATGAGTTAACTCCAACGTCGGCACTCCAAAAAAGTCAATAGGCTTTTCGCATGCATGTAAATAAGTAGAGTAAAAATCTTCAATAACCAGTTTTTGAAAATTTTCCTCAGTAAAATTATCAAATATGCTACTGTAAATTCCATTAACATTTGATAACTCTCCTTGACTCAGATCATCAAAGCTTTCTTGGGTAAAAACTGGCTGCGTAAAAGATCCGTCACAATAAAAACTCCTAATAACATATAAATCAATACATCGCTTGTCTGCATATTCTTCGCAAGTATTGCCCAATAAGGCCCTGCGTATAGTTATTTTTTCGGCGAGTGCCTGTCTTTCTTCATCGATTATTTTTTGTTGGTTGTCTAACTGGCTTTGTAAATACATGCCAGACTTGTTTTCTATTAGCTTATCAATGAATTCTTCTTTGTCTTTTATTTCTTTTTCGTCTTTTTCTGACCATTCTCCATTTTCAAATAAGATTTTTATAACTTCTTTTTCAGTGGGTATTCCTCGCTTTTTTGCTTTTTCATAATGCTCTTCGCGATAGTCGTCAATATCAACTTGGTCTATAATGCCAAGATGCTTTACATAAATTCTTTTTTCCTTGTAGCTAGTTACGCTGAAGCCACGAGTAACATCTCTCAGGATTCTTTTTAAAGCTGATAACTTTAAAGTAGACGAGCTCATTAAACATTGCCCGATTCGATATCTTCATTTAGTCTATCAAAGTCTTCTCGAGTAGCTGCGGTAGAAAAATACCAGTAACTCAAGAATGTTGCTACTTTTCCTTGGATTAATGAATACAATTCATCGTTAGTCTCGTCAAGGGTATAATAATAGCTTTCTTTTTCATCGAAAGTTTCTCCTTTGAAAAATGGCTCTAATTCCGCTTCTTCATCTTCGTCTTTTTTAAAGTAAGTCAAATTAAGTACGTACCATAAGATGACTCTGTTTTGCGCTTTTGTGTCTGCGGTATGATTAAATAATGAAGCGTACACTCCTTCTAAATCAACAATGCTTCTTCTAAGCTCTCCAAGCTCTTGAAGTATATTTGAGATTCTCTGCTCGTCTTCTTCGGTCTTTTTTCCCGTCTTGGTAGAGATCCTGGTATATTCAGACTCTAATTCCCCAAGTCTTGTATATTGCTTAGCGATTGTTCTCGCATCGTTTTCTGCAATTAGTCCACCAGAATCAGTGTATTTATTTGCAAGCATTGCTTTAGTCAAAATACCTTTCTTCACACATTGACTCATTTCGATGCTGTACTCCATGTCCGCTTCTTCAACCATACGGCGATTTGGCTCACGTAATACAATTCTGTAAGGCTGCTTCTCGATAACCTCTTTTGCCACTTTGACTTTTTCTTCTTTGCCAGTTGTTTTATCAACAATAGTCTTTTCTACGTCTTTTGTTGACTTCTTTTCTAGCTCCACAGTAAAACTGTATATCTCTTTCATACCTTTTTTATAATATTTTTTTACTTTTTAAATTCAAATTCTATTGTGAATTTTTCTAAATCGTCATCATTACTTCTGATGTTTTCGTTACCCATATCTAAGACTTTTTTTCGAAGATATTGCATCTTTTTTTCGTCAAAATAGTCAGCTTGTTCAATTAATTTACTATGTTCTGGTAAATTTTTACGAAGTTTGCAGAAATGTATATCATGTTCTGTTTTTAAATCTTCAATAAGAATTAAAAAAGTTTTGAAGAGTCGCTTAGTATTACGACTGTAATAATCGCCAAGTATTCCTTTTGCGTCCATATTTTAACCTTAAACCTAAATATCTTTACACAAAAAACAATAAAAAGTGTAAAGAAAAACATGGCTAGTCTATTGACAAATGCAGAAAAAACGACCATGAATGAGGCAATGGACGATCTTCATGATACGTTCGCTAGAGATGTGCAAATAATAAAAGAAGCCAAAAAGACAGTAACTTCCGCGAGTTCTCAATTTAATTCTGTATACGGAACTGCTGGCTCTAGCACTAGCTTGGTCTATGAAACTCAATCTGGAACTTATAAAGCTAGAGTTCAATATCTTAATCAAAATGAAGAATACTTTGCTGATTCTCAATTAGATTCGCAATTAAAAATAAAAATGCCTGCAGGAAGTGTAAGGCTAAAAGTTTCTGGAGATGCTCATGACTATCTCAAAGATGCCAAGCGTATCCAATTAGACGATAGAAGATTTACTATTTTTAGCGATTATAGACCTCATGGGCTTTTTGATGCAAGATATTATACTTATTATTTAAAACCAATCGATGAGTAATGTTAAAGTTCCAAGAAGTGCAGTTACCGCAGTACTAAAGCAAACTGGCAAGCATATAAGGCCTAGCGCAGAGTCAAGGCTAACTAAAGAATTTAATATAATAAAGAAAGAAATGATGTCTGAATTCAATAATCATCAAGTCACAAAAGAGCTGGAGCAAAAAACTAATACAGACTCTAGTGCGTTTGTTGGCAACGGAAGCTTATTTGGGTTTATTGGCTTCGACTCTTCCGATGAGCCCACAAGCATTGTGCGCGAGATGTTAGAATCTTCGCAAATAAAGTTTGTTAAAATAAGAGGAGCAATTGTTGATTTCAAAATACTTTATCCTTCAAAAGAAGAACTCTTTGAAGCAACTCCATTGCCTTGGGCAGCGGGAAGAAGTTGGCTAAGAGGCATTGAGGTTGGGCTTTCAGGACTTGGAAGATATTTAAATATTGAGAGCGATGCTAGCCACTCTGGAGGAGGCATACAGGCAGACAATAATGTACGCTCTGGTAGATTTAAAAATACACAATATATTTCACAAATATTAAATAACTTTATCAAAAAAATAGAAAACTTATCTTTATGAAGCCGCAATTTCAACACACATTAACCACAAGCTTTTTCCTTTGGTTTGACAATTATATCCAAAAACACGGAGACGCTTACAGTAACAAGACAGGGATATTCTACAATATGGTCGATGACAGACTAGACAGCTCATATAACGTCTACTCTTCTCCGTACAAACAATTTATATTTGATAGTGGATTGCATACTGGCGCATATGATAATGGCCAAGGTTCTGAGGGCCCAATTGTTGTTGATAGAGTTAGCGGAGAAAGAGAAGACGGCGGCGCATTTCACTTAACCAGAGGAGAAAGTGGATTAACAATAGATTATGAAAACGGCAGAGTGTTCTTCTCTGGGGACAGTGCGGGAAATTTGCCAGGAAACTCGTTGTCATTAAGTGGCGGATTTGGCGTAAAAGACTTTAACGTTTATTTAACAAACCAAACAGAGGAAGATTTGGTTATTGAAAATAAATTTAAAACAAACGATAGATTTGGCAATTTAGAAACTTCTGGCGTAACTCCATATGACCAAGTTTTGCCAGCAATATTTATAACCTCAGAACGTGTTCAAAATGAGCCTTTGTCTTTTGGGGGTCAAGATATCACCAAAACAAACGTAAAAGCAGTTGTTATGACTAGCGATTTATACTGTTTGGATTGTGTATGCTCTCTTGCTGCAGACGCTCAAAAAAGATCTTTTGCACAAGTAAACTTCGAAGATTTTCCAATTACAGAATTTGGAGACATAAAAACTGCAACTTATCCCACTGGATATAGCTATAATCAAATAGAAAGCGACAACACTGGAACACTGTTTCATATTGAAGAGGTTTTTGTTTCTAAGTTGAGTGATCGAGTCAAAAAGAAAGTGAACCCTAATATTTTTGTTGGATTTATTGACTTTGAAATTCACAAATACCGTAATCCTCGTGGATAATAAGTGTAATCTAAAGTATAAAGTTAACTTTTAACTTTAAAATTTAAAAAAAATTTCACATTAACGGTAAAATACTGTAAACAACAATAACCTTAACCTTATAAAATATTATGGCAAGAAACAGAGTAATCTATCAAAGTGAAGCGCTCTTTGTGTCAGCACAATACACGGGTGGCCAAACGATTGACATCGTGAATGGAAGCCACTTCGGTGACTATGGCACACAAGATGATGGCTCACACATGAGAAGCGGTGACTTTCACCAAATTCATCGTGTGCAAAGCGCGAATTACAATTTCGCAATCAACAGAACCGACGTGAATCAGTTTGGCAATTTGGCACGTATTGATACTGCTGTTATTGATGCTCCAACTGTTGGGCTTGATTTTACATATTTAGTAACCAATGGCCTAAATGAAGATAAATTGGGAATAACTGTGGACCTTCAAGGATCTTCATCAACACACAGATCTGCAATTTCTGGCTTATTGTCTAACATATCTGGAAGAAATTATCATATTGTAACTGTGCAAGAAGGTAGGGATGCAAACTCAGATGGAACTATTGCAGACACAAATTTAGCTCAAGACAGCAACAGTACAGTTATTTCTATCGGAAACGGTTATATAACAAACTATAGCGTTAATGCTGCAGTAGGTTCACTTCCAACCGCAAGTGTTTCTGTTGAAGGTCTAAATATCACAGCTCAAACAGCTGGTACTGGACTTTTAACTCCAGCAATTAATCCGTCTGATGGAACTATGGGGACTGGGCTGTTCAGCTTGCCAACACCTGTATCTGGTACTGTTGGCGATATATTAAGGCCAGGCGATATAGAAATTAATCTTACAGACGGCGGAGCCACTGGCCTTCTAGCCAATATGTCTGATGCAGGCGGAAAAACTGCCGCACACATTCAAAGCTTTAGCATTGACCTCCCAATGGGAAGAAGCGTGCTTCAGAGATTAGGTAACTCATTTGGCTTTGCAAGAGAAGTTGACTTCCCAGTATCAGTAACTTGCAGTATTTCAGCTATTGCAGCTGATTTGAAAGCTGGCAACTTGTTTAATGAGTTGTATGATAACACAAAATCTGATATTGAAGTTATCATGAGAGCCCCAACAACTGCTGGTGCTGCAGGAGGCACTCCACAGATAAGATATATACTGAAGAATGTTGCCCTTGAAAGTGAATCATTCAGCTCCAGTATAGGAGACAACAAGTCAGTCGACTTAACGTTTAGTGCTACAGTTGGTGGTCCAGATGATTCAGTTAATGGATTGTTTATTTCTGGAACAAGAGCTAATCCACTACAAACAGAAGCATCATAATATTTACATTAAAATATTAAAAATAAACTTACACCACGATTTTTAATTGTGGTGTAATTTTATATACAGGCATGAGTAGAAACAGGATTATATATAATAATGTAGGGCTAGTAACTGGTCCCTCTCCAGCCTATCAAGCACATAGTGGCATAGACGGATCTTCAAAACTAACATCAATAAATACTGTTACAACTGCAAGTTTTGATATAGGAATTACTCGAGCAGAAGTAAAACAAATAGGAGGCTCAAGAATAGGAAATAAACTCGCAGTTAGACAGCCAGTGTCTCAGCCTAACGTATCATTGGGATTCTCATACAATTTAACCGACGGCAGAAATGAAAAGTCCCTAGGATTTAATGTAGCAGGGGAAACTTCATTTTTAAGCGGTGTCACAGGAAATGATGACAGAAACTTCTTTTTGTTTGTTACTGAAAAGGCAGAGCAAGATTTTAATTTACAAAGCGGACACAGTAATTTAAGTGTTTTAAGTTTTGGAAACTGTTATGTTAACAGCTATACTTTAAATGCGGGAGTTGGAGCTTTTCCAACAGTATCTGTAGATTATTCCGCGAGCAACGTAAGATTCGAACAACAAGCAAGTGGAACCTACAACCCTGGCCACGCAAACCCTAAATATGACCATATTTATGCATCAGGTTTAATTCCTGCAGTGAACAGAGAAAATGGCACGCTTGCAGACAGTTTTGATGAATATGGCTATGTAGTAAAAGCTGGCAGCACAGAAGAGGCAACTTCGTCTTTAGGAGGAATATACAACACGGGAGATATACATTATTTACTTCCTGGAAATATAGACTTATTTTTGGCAAACCCAAATATTGGTGGCGTTAATTTGAGCGGAGATACTAAAATGCATGTACAAAGCGTATCGATTAATATCCCTATAAACAGAAACGATCTATATGGACTAGGATCTCAGTATGTTTACGACAGAAGGGCGGAGTACCCCATATTAGGAACATTAGATATTTCAGCGGTAGCAACTACTCCATTATCTGGAGTTACTGACAAAATATTTTCACATGATGATGCATATCAAATGGAAATAAGATTTAACACGGCTGACGCTTCCGCAGCAAAAACTCATACAATTTCAGCTAAAATACAAGACGCAAAGATTGAATCTCAATCTATATCACAGTCTATTGGCTCAGAAATGACGTTTGACGCGACTTTTTCTTTTGAGTGTAACACAGAGAAGGGTTTATTATTCAGTGGCCTTGCAGCGGCCGTAGGGGATTAAACAATATTATCTCCTTGACCAGTAACAGGAGTAGATCTAACTTCACTACCTGCCACCTGACGAGGTTTAGCTTGGTAAAAGTTATAAGCATAAACTAATTTCTCAAGTTCCTCACCTGCATCTTTTGCAAATCCTCGATAAGTTTTTGCTATTTCGTTTTTATTTGTGCGAGTAATAACTGAATCTCCTTCGCGCAAGGTTATGAAATCAGCACTACTATCAATTCCTTTTAAAATATTTCTTGCTTTTTTTCTGTAAAAATGCTTTAAATACAATTGTTTAAATATGCCGCTTTCCTCCGTGCCAAATGCCCCAGAAGGAACAATTCTAACTTGATCGGTACTATCGATTCCAGAGCCGCTAAAAGAAGTAAATATTACAGTGTTTAGCTCGCCAAGGTTATTTTCAAACCAGCCAGATATCTGGCTCAGCGTTGCCAAGTCTTCATCACTGTCAAATTCATTGACAAATACAGTATTAGCCAGGATCTCGAAATCGTTATTCACCCTACAGGCCCTCAGTCATTAGTTTTTTAAGCTCTTCGAACCTAGGATCTTCTGGTTGCAAAATAGGTTTTTGTGAACCAGCGACAACTCTGTTGCCTTTTGTTTGGCTCATGAACTCTTTTTTTAATCTATTCTTCAAAGCCATTTTATTTCCCCCAGGAAAAACTCCAGCTTCTGCAGCTAAAGTTTGCAAATCAGTTAAAGTCATTTCATTCAAATTTTCCTGAAATACCTCGAGGTCGTTAGTCTTGAAAATATTCATTTGGTCTACCCCAAGAATTTCTTCCAACTCTCGAACCTTGTCAACCTCCAACTTGCCATCCGCCAAACTCAATTTGTCAAGATTGCTTTGTTTTTTGGCTGCAGTAGCTTTTTTAGTACGTTTTTGGCCAACTCTTTTTGCTTTTGGTATCTTTTTCATGATATTATTATACTATACCTTACACCTTTAAATTCTATTGAGAATTACACTTTTAAGGGTCTAAATAGAAATAAAAAAACCCACTCCCGAAGGAGTGGGTTTATAAAACAACAAACTAAATGTTGATTATCTTTCGACTGCAACAGCCACGAGAGCTCTGTCATCGAGTACAACTCTACCCTCTTCGATAGAGCCGAACCAACCAACTTTAGCCTGACGAATGCTGTACTGGTCATCAGCAACTAGATTGAACTCAGCGCCAGTTTCCTGATCAACTGCAATCGCGCGCACGAATGCGTCACGGCTACGGTCAATACCGAGAACCAGATCATCGTCATCTGCCACTGTTTGAGCACTACGACCACCATTCGGGTTGTTGTCGATGCTTGAGCTATCAAGCACATTCCAGATTTTCTGGAATTTGCTGTTTGGACCTAACTCATGAATTTCCATGACGCTAACGCCATAAAATTCAGGAATGCCAGCGCTCTGGAATAACGGAGCACGAACTGCGTCAGGAGCAGCGATTAAGTTGTCCGCAGAGGCGGCAACTGCACCATCAGCATCGCGAGTGTTAATCGGATTGTATGCCATCTCACGAAGATCTTCAACAGTTTCTGGAGAAACGATAAGATCAGTGATACCAGCTCCGCCGCCAGTTGGAGTGCCACCAGCCCAAGAAGGACGAATCCTCTTGGCTAGAGTCATCATAGCATTCAAGTCATCAAGCAAAAATCTATTTGCTTGGTTGGCCTGAATTGTATGCTTTTTAGCAGTACCATTAACGGTTGTTGAGCCAGCTGACAAAGCGCCTAACAACAAGTTGCCAGAAGTTCTTTCCTGTTTCAACAAGATTTCCTGAGCAGCACGAGTAAAAGATTTGCTCACGACATCCAATCTTGAACGAGAAGCGTATTTCTTATCAAAAGAAACAGCTGTGTCAAGCTTGTAAGTCATTAGCTTCATTTCACTGTGAGTAGGAGTTACCTGGTTGGTTGGAAGACCACCTGGGGCGTTGGTGCTATAAACGTTAATATAATCCTCGTCGGATATATCGTAGTAGACATCTAGCGGAATGCTAGGATTGTCATCAGCATTGTACTGAAGTGGGGTGAACAAGTTGCTCAATGTAGGAGCATTGTTAACCACTTCGTTGATTACTGGCCCAATAAATTCGGCCAGCGCTACTTGAGCTTCATAAGCAGTGTCTCTGTTCTTAGAGCCCATTGCCTGAATCAACTCAATCTGTTCTTGGGTTCTTTTTAAGGTAATATTCATTTTCTTTGATTCCTTTCTATGGTTTCTAAGATTAGAGATTTAGTTTAAGTACAGAATAAAATCCTGCGTGTGCATCTGTAACTGGACCAACAGACTCCCTATCACCAGTACCAATCCATGTACCAACAACGTGGTTAGGAGTATACTTGATTATAGTACCGCCTTCAGTCACCCAGTTAACACCAGTCGGAACGTTACTTCCTAGTGCGTTATTAAACGTCCAGAGAGTATCGAAATCGATTCCGCTTACTTTACCAGCGTTTTCTGGTGAGATAACTGCGCCGTAACCTGGAACACAAGAGTTTGTGCCATTAGCTGCGCTATCAAATGCATCACTTGTTAAAGTGAAGATACCTCTCGTGGCGACAGGAACTGCCTGACCAGAGAGAACGGCTTGAAGCTCATCTCTCTTGACTGGATTGTAGAGAAGTTTCTCTTCATTCTCGTCTTGAGTGAGTGTTTGCTTCAATGTAATACCAATGACCTTGCCCGCGATGGAGCCGACCGCGGCTGCGGTGACTGACATCGGAACAACTGGATATTGGTTCTTCGTATGATCAAAAGTGGCGTAGCCACCGTCATGATCAGTGTATTTGATGGGGTCATTGCTGAAATCCCCCTCATTTATCGTTACGAAAACGCCTGCACTACCGTTGCCATTTGTGCTCGGTTTTGAATCAACCGTGGCATTAGCGAACAAGTTGATAACATCGTTTTCGTCGTATTGCCTGAATGGTAATAGTCTATTTGCCATAATGCTTGATTATTAGTATGTTATGTTGATGTTTTCTTTGCTAAACGCTGACTGGAACTTAGTTCGCAGGGTTTCCGTTTCGCCTGAAGAAGCCTCGTTGGTGTTGGAGATCTCAGGGGTTACCTGCTCCGCTTCCTCCAAAACTTCTTCTAAATTAACTTTTTCTTCGACAACTTCTGGCTCAACAGACGCCTTGGTTTCCTTCATGTCAGTGACACGCTTTTCCACCGCTTCTGCGACAGCATTGTCGAATTTTTCTTTTTCGGCCTGAATATGCTCTTTATTTTTATGAGCAAAAACTACGGCCAACTTCTCCCGATAAGAAGCAAAAGCCTCATCTGCTGCGTCTAATTCTTTGACTTCAGATGCGACGATCTTCAAATCGGCCTCACTCAGTTCATAATCTTGCTCAACAGCTTCCATGCGAGCATTAAAACGAGCCAGTGCCTCTTGGCGTTGCTGGTCGTCTTCGAACTGACGAATCTTGTCTTCAGCCGCTTCCAACTTCTGTTTCATTTCTTCCACGGAAGCAGTAAGCTCTTGGTGCTGAGCCTCGATTTGAGCTTTTTCTTCTTGTGCGCTTGAAAGCTGCTGCTTATACTCTTCATTCTTCTCACGAATCGCTTGATTTACGAGATTAGAAATCGAGGCAACGGACTCCTCAGCGAAAGTGTCTTTCGACATTTTTTCAGAAGAAAGCTTCTCATCGAGCACAGATTTAATTTCTTGAACTAATTGGTTAGTATTCATAATGCTAGGATTACTTTCTCTTTCAGATTTTACAGTGTTTTTTTCACTTTGTGAAATTTTATTTTTAAAATTTAAAATATTTTTTAATATTCTTTCGGAACGATCGTCTATATTAACAGATGAATCTCTTCTATCTGAGATCTCAATATCAGTACCTGTATCAGCTAAAACGACCCCTTCAACATCAGCAGCTGGGTTAGCTGTAAAGCCAATTCCCAATGGATAAACGTCACCAACAACAAGTCTTCTAACAAGAGTGCCATCTTTCATTGTTCCATTTCCCTCTGACGCTTTCAAATATTGAGATAATTCCTCAATTTGTTTTTGATCAGTAACGATCTCGGCTTCAGACAAATTCTCACTACCCACAGCTATTTGATAATCATTAAAACCAATTTCCCAGCTAGCAGAAACTTGGTTATGTAGTGGACTTTCAGGATCTGCAGATTCGTTTAACAATTGAGCGAATTTTTTATCAACCATTCTGTAAACTACTGCGCCAAGAGCAATATTAAACGGATCTTCATAATCCGCTAAATCTTGGTCAGTTAAAATTTCATTATCGCCATAACCCGAAAAACCAGCAGAAACAATGTGTCCAACAATTCTTTGCTTTTTATGTTCGATGTTAGTCGGCTTGTGTACAAAATAATCTTTTACCGCAAGGGCCGTGTCCGTAGAGATGCCGTCATGGTTTTTGTTAAATTTGTTAACCACTGCAGCATTAAATGCAACCCCTATTAAATCTATGTTTTTGTCGAGGTTAATTGAATCGGGCATTAAAGTCTTCAAATCATCCATTGAAGCTTTGGAAATTTTAATGTTTTCTTGATCAATATCAGCAGATGCAATAATTGGCTGCAAGAAAGACGTTGTGTATTTGTATTTAGAACCCATTTTATTTTATTGATAAAGCCTGGAACTACAAAAAGTGTTACACATTTATTATCAATTTGAGAAATTTTGTGAATGATAAACTATTGCTGCTGTGTAGTCAGTAAGCTTATGCGCTTCTGCAGTTTCCTCAATTTCCCTTGGGCGATCTAGCTTTAAAATATTCTTGTTGTCTTTTATACAAGCTTCTACTGAAGACTTCCAATCTTCAATTTTCTTAGCAATTACAACTTTTTTACACAAGTCACTGATCATATTATTTTGATCTTTATTTAATCTTTTTATCTTAAAATGCTTCCTTGCAGCTTTGCGGCAAAAATTTTCTAAGTTTTCAGAAGCTTTTATAACTTCAGTAATATTTTCTGTTGATACATTTGCACGAGCGACTTCCTGTGGAATACCTTTTGTGCCATTGGGCCTTCCAGGTGTTCCAGGAACTTTTTGAGTTTCAGTGTTCTGCTTTTCTTCTTCCTCCTCTTCAAATTCTACCATTGGGACGCCACCTACAATTGGATTGTAATATCCCTTTTTGCGCTCTTCGACAAATTTATCTTGAGACTTGCCAATTTGCTCAGCTTCAGGAAATACTCCTTTGTTTATTACATCCATTCCTTGTTCTGGAGTTATCAATCCTAATTCCATAAGCCTTGTAGCAACTCTCTGTGTTTGAGTTGAGTCTTTAGTATCCACTTCCTTGAACCTAGCAGTTGGATAATTTCTAAAGCCCATATTCTTACACAGTTGCTTTATTTCTGGTTGTAAAAAGTCATTTAAAAAAGCTTGCCTTGATTCTTTTAGTCTTTCCAAAAATATTTCTGCTTTAACTGCGGTGTTGCTATATTTCTCGCTGCCAACAATAATGTTTTGTAGCCCCTCTTTAATATCTTCGTTGACTATGCGATACTTTTCATAACCTAGAATCTTATTCATATCAGGAATAAGAAACTCGGCTTTTGTGGTATAATCTGAAACCAAAACTCTGCCAACGCTTTCGTTTCTAAATAATTCCTGCATAGCTGCAAGGTTATTATGATTTATCCCGCCTTTGGTAGGCTCATTGCCCATTGTGATGAGCAAAATAACATTTTCAATCGTCCTAACAATGGCTTGATCAATTTTTTTGAACTCAAGCTTCATGTTAATATCCTCTAAAACAGAAAATCCGAACGGAACAGCAAAAGGTTCATAATCCTGCTTTTTATAAAAAGAATACCGAAGCCTCTCAGGTTCTAATTCAATTTTAGCCCCATCAGGTTGATACCCATTCATTTTGAAGTTGTCCTTCATTGACTGAGGCAAACCTTCATAAACTTCTTTATCATAGTCGTTTTTTGGATTTTTTAATCTCTCGATTTCATATTCGCTTAAAACTTTTGCATACACTCCAGTAGTTTCAAACCCAGTTGTTCTGCGGGCAACCACATCAAATGGATTTAAAAGAATATATTTAATTGGAATTTTATTTACAGAAACAGATCCATAAGTTTTTGTCATTTTTATGAAATCATCAGTATTAAATTTAGCATCTATTTTATAAAAAAAGATATTTCCAGACCTATAATACTCTCGAAAATATTGATCCCTTACTTTCCATAGTTTAATTCTTTTGAACCATGCCTCTATAAAGTCTCTAGACTTTCTACTGCCGCCGTCAAGAAAAATTTCTGAATTAGCAAACTCAGCCATGATGTCTATCGCATTTCTAAAAATAGCAACATTAGCATACGCTTTTTGACAAAGCTCTATAGTATCTCTCACATTTATACCGTTAACAGCGTAATCAAAAGGCAGCAAGCCGTCTCTGATATTTGTATATTTGTCTCTTTGCGTGACCTTATGGATTCTATTCGACCTTGTTCGCGTGCCCCTGTATGCCGATGCCGCGCCCCTTGAAGAAGCTTGCGCAACTGAATTAAAATAAGCTTCGCCTTCTAGACTTGGGGTATAAGTGCTGTTTTGAAACAACGGATTAGTTGCTAAAGCCTCGTCAATTGATTGGTTTTTGGAAAACTTATTCCAATATTCCGACTTCTTATTATATTTTCTTTTTTCGGCCATTTGTTTTAATTACACGAAAGTTATGAAAGTTACTTTTAAAAGTTTAAAAAGTTACTTTAATTTATAAACATTGGAGTAAAAGTAGATACAACTTCCTTTGGCTTAAAGTTCATTATATCAAAATGTGTTTTTACCATCCAATTTCCTAATACTAAGGCAGAATAGCTATCTTTTCTAGCTTTGTCGCGACCAGATTGACGTTTTAGATTAGATGGCAAGTCAAAAGTTTGAGTTCCTTGGCTTGTGGTTGTTATCTGAATAAGTGCGCATTCCACTTTTGTTAGCTCTATCATATCTGACTGATGCTCAATAAAGTCTATCATTTTTGCCTCTTTGCTCATTTTCTCGTTAGACTCTCCAGTCCTAAGGTATTTAAGATTTTCAATTGGTATGCTTTTTCTTTTTTGAACTTGATAAGAATCGTCAATAGCCCTGGATCCAAAAAATATTCTTTTATGATCAAAGTTAGACTGTAGCAGCTCATTAGCCTGACGAATCCAATTACTTGTTGGCTTTCTTAAATAACAAATTTTATTTTGACTTTTATTATATTCGTTTCTAGCTTTTTGTAAATCGGCATTGTAATTTTCAGGCTTTTCAAAATCACAATCTATTATGCCTAAGTTCAATTTGTCTTTCTTGAAAATTTCACTTTCATTACAAGCGCTAATAAATTGCACGCCACCAGCATAGTCTCCAATTATCATAACTACATTAAAGTTTAACAATATGTATGCCATGTATCTTATATGATCTTTCATTGGAGCCCCCGACAAGGCGTAGCTATGCACAACAGTTCCAAATTGCTTTTCTTTATTCAACTTGAAAACTTGTATTGCAAAATCATCTGAACTTTCACTTTCAGCCCAGCTAGGGTCAAAGGCTACTAAGTATTCTGCCCCAGCTTCTCCAGCGACTTCGACAGAAGGACTTTCGCCATCAGGTATTACGCATTCAGCCATTTTAGAAATTTTAAAATATCCACTACTATCATCAGTAAACCTAGCCCCAAACTCTCGCTCAAACTGGCTCTGACTCATTGTAGATTTTGCCTGGTTAATTAAATTTTGGTCATATAATTGTTTTGGAGCGCAGTCATAAGAGAATTGCATAATCGTTCTGTGAGCAGTGTCGGTAGAACTTTGATTAAATATTAAGTCTTCGAACTGGCTATACAGTTTAAACATATATTCGAATTTATATGATGCAGAAGATAACGCAATTAACTTATTATTTGGCCAAACATATCTTTCCTCTTCGGTCATCTTTCCTTGATTAATCAAATCTGTTTCAAGGTTATATAAATCTTCTCGTTGAGTTGGGTTTTCTACTACAGATAAAAACGGAACAATAACTTCGTTATAAATTCTTTCTGGCATTAACAAGAACTCGTCAATAATAATTCTATGAAAGCGAAATCCACGTAATTTTTCACCATCACCCAATGGCAAAGCCCTGATCCTAGACCTCCCTATTTCCATGAGCCATTCATCATTGCTTTTACTTTTTTTTGTTATGCATTGTGCAAACAGAGCAGCTTCAGGCTTTGCTGCAATATCTTCAATTTTTTTAAATATCATTTTTGCCTGCCTAAATGATTTGGATAAAATACCAATTTCAACTCCTTGATTTAAAACCGCATCTAACGCAGCAAAAATTGCAGTAGTAAAAGATTTAGACATTCCGCGAGACCAAACGCCCATAAAGTAATCTGTCTCAAACATAGCCTTAACAGACATATGTTGAAATGGAAACAGCTTTATACCCATCAACAGATCAGCGGCGAAAGTTGTATTTTCTCTTAAAAAATTATAAAGATATAACTTAGCCTCACGCTCCTCGATAAACCCTAAATCTTTATCAAGTAGTCGCTCGTTGATGTTTCGGTATTTGCTTTTTCTGTGTTTTTGATTTCCTTCTTGCCAAGCCATAATTTCTTGCGTCTATATAATATTGTAAATCGCAATACCAAATTTTTCTGCCAAAATATAAAATTCTTTGAATCAAATCCATTGACGTTGTTCTATTTCCAGAAAAAATAAATTGACACGTTTCTGGAAATTCATGACATAAAGCCTTCATATTATGAAAAATGAATTTCAAGTTTGCTTGATGAGGAGAAAAATGGTTTGCTTTTTTTATTTTTTTAATGTCACTATCAACAACAACAAAAACATAACTGTCCATCGCTTTTGCTCGAGAAATTTCTCTTCTGAACCTATTAAAGTTTTGAGACATCGTTCCTTTAAAATCATTCTCGCTTTTTCTTTCGACAAAAGTATAATCATATTTATGTCCGCTCGCAGTGTAATCCGCAAAGTCCAACGCAAATTTTTTTGTATTTTTAAATGGAAGTGGATGGTTTTCTCGAGTGTCAATAACTATTTCTAAATCACTAAAATCCTCTATACTAAAAAACTCTTCGGGCAGTTTTCTATACAACATCGGGCTTACTCCAGCCTCTTTACATGCATGTGAATAACTTGTAAAAAACTTTTTGTAAATGTCGACCGTGGGAAGCTCGCTCAATAACAACTCTAAATGAGTTGGCCCAAACTTTAGATCTTTGTCTGAAATTCTTTTTTTTAGTTTTTGTAAACAATATTTTTTGGCGTTTTCTGGAGTGGTTCTATGACACCATTTTAGCAACTGACTATATGTGGAGAAATCTTTATCAAAATAATCCGCTTTATTTTTAAATGGAAGTAAATCCCCAGTTAATAAATTCTTTCTGGGAAAATGCTTAGTATAATAATCTGCCAAGTTCATATCATGCATTTTGACATGCCTATGAAGCGATGCTTCTCCGCCAAACTCCTTATCACATTCTTTGCAGTTAAATGACATCTTCTTTTCTAACTCCTAAAACCCTAGACTTCCAGTCAGACATCGACTCGATTTCATCAGCTTCTTTTTTAACAATTTGCTTTTGCATTTCCGCCATTTTAATCATAATATTACGCTCCTCTTCTTCTTGGAATAATTGAACGATATTTAATATACTTGCAGTTTGTTCATTTTTTGACGCCACTCTTTTTGCTCGATCGCCATTCAGCTTTGTGATGAGCTTGTCCATACGCGATGCGCATTGATTATACTCTTCACTTTTGGTTTTTAAAATTTCTGTTAATCTAATTGTAAATTCTTGCTGGTCTTGGGCGTCATCGAACATTGAATTTAGTTTGGCTTTTTGCTGTTCAATATGTTTTAGGTTAATATAGTCCATGCATACATTAATATATAAATTAATTTCATCTGAAGTTAAATCTGGTTTGTCCCAAACACATCTTACAAATTCCGCCTCAAACAATTCCCTGTCTTCTTGAGATCCATAATTATTGATTACTTGTAAAAATCTCGGGCTAGATAAAAATCCCATTAGTGTTTCTGCGCATTTTTTATCTTGCATTTGCAACTTGCTTTCATCTAAATCCCTTCCTGCAAAATCATTTATTTTTTTGATAGAGCGAGACAATGCTTTTGGCGGGCTATACTTTGTTCCCAGAGCACTTTCTTCTGATTTTACAAAATCTGGATGATGATTTTTAATATAATCCGCTACAACCCTTTGCTCTTTAGACAGTTTTTTAATTTCTTTATTTGGCCACAAAAGTTCTGCGAGTTGAATACTACTCATATTTTGGCCAGCATACGAATCTAAAAATTCTTTTTCTTCTTCTGTTAAAATAATGTCGTCAACCTTTTGGTGGCTGCTGGTCGCATAATTCAACCCTTCTGCAACCATAAACTTTCTTATAGCCCTGCCAATTTTACTTCTGCCATCTAGGGCTTCATCTCCAGACACCATTTGAGTTAATCTAGTTAAGTCAGAAATTGATTTATAGTTATTCCTAATTAACTGTTCTTGTTCTTTAGTTAGTTGAGTCATTTACGATAATAATGTCTTTTTGCCTTATAACTGTTACCGCTTTTTCTTTAAACATTTTCTTTAAATTCTTTATTTGCTTGTATCCTGCTTTTCTATTTTTTTCATTAGTAGTATAACCAAGCTTTTTTGCGACCTCGTCTTCTGATAAATTTTTTACAAATAAATCTTCATAGACTTCATAATGCTTTTCGGTTAAAATAAACTTCATTTCCACATGAAGTTTGGTAATAGAGTTTGACAGGTCAAATTCGCTTGAAGCAATTGAAAATACTTCTTGATGATGATTTTCCAGAGCTAATGGAAGTTTGATATCATAAGCATGTTTTTTTCCTTTTTCCCATTTGGCGTACAGTTTACATTCACTACATTGAATTCCACTTGGAGTAAATGCACATAAATTTTCATGAGTAGATTCTTGTTGGCCAGATTGACTAAACGGACAGTTTAAACACGGACGGGCAAAGTTGCTATAATTATTTCTTAAAATATTTTTAAGCTGATTTGATATGATTCTATTAACCCATGGCTCTAGTGGTCTTTTTTGATCCCACTGATCCCATTTTTTAAAAATGTGAAAACGAATAATTTGCTCTACATCTTCAAAATCAAACCAAGCAACAGCATTTAAATGCCATTTGTGTTTTCTTTTTTGAAGCTCTTGATCAATGACAGATACTTTGTCTTCGTATTTTATTTTTTTTCGCCTTGGCATTAATCCACTGATCGAGTTTTTGAACTGGCACACTCACGAATAGATTCAGCTTCCAACTCTTCACGAGATTTTGGCGTTCCTCTACTAGCGTTCGATGATCTCTCAAATCTTTCGTCTCCTTCTTTTTTTGTATTTATAAGATCGCCGATTGTCTGCTTTTTTTGAACTGAATCAACGGTATATTCTAATTTGTGTATATTTGGAATAGATGCGGCTTCAGGCTCCTCCTGCTGCACAGCAGCACGTGTAGACTGCGAATTATTAATCGCAGCATTTGATTTCTTGTTCCCCGCCTCTTCTAGAAGAGATTGGCCACAGCCAGCGCAAAACTTAGCTCGTCTTGTGGTAAAAACGTTTTTATAACCACATTCTGTACAGTATATAAATGGCATATTTTATATTAATATGTTTAAATAAATTTTTCCATTTATAGGTTACACAATCTTTTTTAAGTTTTCCTTTTGGTTCTGGTCTTTGTGGTGGCTTTATTTTCTTGTTTATGAGCTATTTCAATCTTTTCAACAATAAATTTTAAAATTTCACTTCTGAGAATATCTTCTTTATAAAAGTCAAAACAATGAATTCCCTTTGCCGCAGACTCTTTGTCGTTAAAAAGATCCGCCATTCTTGCGAACCCGCTTTTGCCATTGATATCGCTTTGCATTGGATCTCCACAAATAAACAATTTACTGTTTTCCCCAAGCCTTGTGATTAATGTTGTTAGTTCTTTAAAGGTAAAATTTTGAGATTCGTCTGCAATAATAATTTTATTTATCCAATTAGATCCTCTTAAATAGTTTATTGGCAGAGCGTTTATGATTTTCTTTTGCTCTAAAAAGTTTCTGTCTTGTGATGATATAATCTCCTCAAGCTTGTCATTTAACGGAAGCATAAAAGGATTAAACTTTTCCGAGACATCTCCTGGTAATGCCCCAAGTCCTTTTTCTCCGCTTTCTGCTATGGTACGAATATAAATAATATCATAATCATTATTTATGTTGAATAATTGAAGTGCGCTATATACCGCGAGATAAGTTTTGCTTGTTCCCGCTGGGCCTCTTACAAACATAGCTTTTGTATCTTTTGCTATTGAAAGCTTGAGGAACTGTTTTTGTTTTTCTGTAAATTTTACTGGATTAGTTTTAATCTTTTTCTTTTTTAATGAACTCATGCAATCCAAAATTACTTTTTCGTCAATTTCGCAACTAACATCAGCATTAGACACCGCCCTTGAAGAACTTTTTCTGGCCATGTTTTAAATGTAAGTATTATTGTTAATGGAATAACTTCCATCAATGTATATTACACTAAAAATAGATTAAATTCTGTAACGATTAACTTGCGCATCAGTATAAGCACCAATAAAAATGTCTTTTCTATTTGCGGCTAGAGCCCCCTCGGGATAACCGTAACGGCTTTCATTTGCAGCGCCACTAAATCCTCCGACTTGTTGAATTTCCGTCCAATCACCGTCGTATCCAGTAAACACATAAGCAGCTCCCTGCGATTCGTCTCCAGCGCCTTCTGCGCCCACTACAATTGTATGCGCATTCGGCATTGTAACTGATGATCCAAATAATTTGCTTGCATCTGCATCACTAGGAGTTAATGTCGCAACATAATTAAATCCATAATGATTACCGTTATCAACTTCATCACCGTTAGCGCCAGTAAATACAAAAACTGCACCTGCAGCAGCATTACCATCGTATTTACCGCTTGGTGCTCCAACCACAATATATTTTTCAAAAACGTCAACGTCCATGCCAAAAGCAGCATTTTGCGCAGTGTCTGAGGTTGAGCCAAATTCTTGCCCTGTTAAAACATTACTTAATGTCCAATCGGTTGCTGCGCCACCACCACCATTAGTTCCCCACGATGTCTTATGAAATACAAAAGCCGCACCAGATTGAGTTTCATAACTCAGATTATGCCCGCTAAATCTCGGAGCGCCAGCCACAATAACTCTATCATACATCGCTATAGAATCTCCAAGAGCTTGACCCGTGGTATGTAGGTTTCCATTATTTGACGCTTGGCTTTCTGCTTCGGTAGCAGCCCTGTCTCCAGCGTTACCAGCTCCAATTAATCCTACTGCATTTGCGTCTGAAAAAGAATTTAAGTCACCCTTTTTGCCTGAAGCGACAAACACTTGACCAACTGCATCTTGAATTGATATCGGTGTCATAGAAGTCCCAGAGTTTCCAACATCAGTATACTTTGATCCTATAGCTATAAATTGCAGATCGCCACTAGTGCCCTTTTTATCAAAACACACAGCATCTCCATTAAGATCGCTTCCTGCGGGGCCTGAGCCACTAATTATTGAATTTACGCGCACTTGTCTCGCGTCATATGGATGTGGCTCCAAAATCTCAACAAAACCATTTTCATCAGTATTCGAGCATCCTATGGCCATTAAATCATTTTGCGCAACCGAAGCTGAGCAACCAAAGTTGAAATCTCGAGCGGTTTCAGGTAATAACGCATGATATGTTACATCAGTAAGGTCCACGCCCCCAACTCCAGATAGCTGTCTTTTATCTCCATGACCGTCTCCTTTTCCTCCAGAAGTTTGTAAAATTTGAGTATAGAAACCTTTGTCTTGTCTATAAATATATGCAACTCCAACTTCTTTACCAGCGGTTCCATAGGGGCGCGCCCCGCTGGCTCCGATAACTAAATAATCATCATTTACGCCTATAGCAGTTCCAAATGACGACTTGCCATCACTAGGCTCAGGCATTTGATCAATTAGTTTGGTATCACTAGACTTACCCGTAGTAATTACTTGATGCTGTTCATAAACGCCAGAAGCATTCATCTGCACCACGCTATAGCCTGCCTGTGTTGAGACTTTTGTCGTTGGGTCGCCAATTGTTGCGCTAAAAGTATAATCAACTGTCCTATTATCGCCAATAGACATTCCATAGCTTTCTGATTCAAGCTGAGCATTACTAATTTTATAAATTACAGAGGTATCACCCAGTTTAGATCCAGCAAGACTTGGCCTGTGGAATGTAATTGTTATATCGTTTTTGTTATTTTTGTACAATTCTTCGAATAAAGATTTAACTGGCTCAGTATCACTTGATTCTCTTCCCACTTGGTCCGCGAGTATTGCTGAAAATGAAACTGAAGCATTTATTGGGGTATCTAATGATTTCGAAAAGCCAAATTGATTACCAATTCTTTGAAGTGTTGTTCTGCTCAATGGAATGTCCATCGAAAGACTTTGAATATGTGATGCAGTTTTTCCGTGCGCATCAGTTATTACATGCAAAAGGCCCGAGCCTCCCACGCTTACTTCAATATCGCCTGGTCTTAAAGCTGCGACGCCAGATCCACTAGCAATATATTCGCTAGGCACTTTGTAGGTAATGTGATTTAACTGTTGTCCTTCTTCAATTGATATTCCTGGATTTGTGCCACTAGTCCCTGGAGTTACCTGACAATTAAAAGCTTCAGCTGACACAGACACAGTTGGTAACGCGCCTACTGCTGCGTTAACAGAATAATTTGTAATATAAGTGTTTCCAAGTCCTATGACACTTTTATCCGCGTCCGTTTGTGCTTCTATTTTATCTATTGTGCTTGGTGCCGCATCCGTTCCAACTGGAGAAGTTAGTACAAAAAAGTTTCTTCCATCTTGATCAGACATAAAGTCTGTAGATAATATATTTAAATTTTCTTCAGTATTAAGACCCAACAATTGTTCATTTTTACCGTCTGTAAGTAAATAACTAAAATCTAAGCTTACAGTCGGCGCATTTAAAACCGCGGTATCAATCCGTGCTAGTTGGCCATATTGGTTAATGTCAGTTCTGCCGACGTTCCATGAATAATTAATGCTTTGTACACGCTTAAGCTGTCTCAATAAGCTTTCGCCAGCGTTTCCTTCGCCCTCGCTAGAATCTTGATTTAAAAATTGCAATCCTGTGGCATATGGACTTACCATCAAGATCTCATTCGCGTATATTACTCTATTCCTGGCCAT